AATACTCTCTACAACCAACAATCCAAATAAGGGCTTGACACGAGGGATTGAATCACGTATCATAGCTATTCCTTCGGGGCATTCCGTCCCGTGGAACCCAAGAGTTTCGTTAGTAACCAGTGCTAAGTAAGCACACAACTGGAGTCTTTGAAAATGAACCGTTCTAAATTCATCCTGCGCTCGGAGAATGTTGGCACTGATGGTGCTGGTGCTGCAACGGCAGCAACTGGTGCCACCAATGGAGCTACTGCTGCTCCTGCTCCTGCTGCGCCGCCTGCTCCGAATGATTACGTGAAGATGCAAGAAGTCACGTTCCACTTCAAGAAGGAGAAACTGCGGGATGAGCAAGGCAAGGAGATTGGTGAAGGTGTGAAGCTTCCGAGCGCCAAGCTGTTCCTGCCAGTCCCGAAGACTGACTACCTGGTGCAGATTCTGCAAGACACCAGTGACAAATTCACCAAGGAGAAGCAACTCCTGATGGATGCTGTCAGCGATGTGGTGTACGGTGTTGCTCGTGGCCAGATCAACGCTTACCGTGAGAATGCTACCAACAAGGAAGCACCGATCACCATGAGCGTCCTGAATCTGGACAAGCTGGATTGGACTGCTATTGCCAACATGCCGAAGGGCGAGCGTGGTTCCAGTGTTCCGAGTGACGAGGATATCAAGGCATTCCTGGAGTCCTATCTGGAAGTCATGCCTGCTGCTGCCAACAAGAGCAAGGAGAAAATCGAGAATCACGTGGCTCTGTTCACTGCCAAGTTCAAGAAGCAGCGTGGTCAGAAGGAACTGCTGGAAGTCTTCCAACAAGCCTTGAACATCTACGTGAATGCTGTTGCTGAGTCTCAGCCGGATGTGCTGGAAGATAACGCACCAGTGATCGAGTACTACCAGAACATGCTGGATCGGTATCTGAAGTCCGAGGAGAAGATCACTCTGGATGATATCTGAATAGGTGGTTCCTGCAACGATACTGCGATAGACTACAGTGACAAGTTGCAGGGATTAGAGACTGGATACAAATAGTCTAGCCAGTCTTTCCTTAGGAAGCCCCACTTCGGTGGGGTTTTCTTATTGTGAAAGAGGACTATTTATGAATGAATCTGATCTTACTCCCGATGAAACTGGTAATCACCTGACTCTAACTGAGCATCTGCACAACCTTGTTACTACCAAAATCGTACAGGTACGAGGTACAGCTAAAGAGCTTAACTGTTTCAGGATCATGCTGCGTCGCAAGTGGGATAAGTATCGGATTGAATTCGATCGTCTTGGATTCTTACCAGACGAACTTACACACTGCGTCCTTAGATCTAGTATCAAGGATGGTCTTGCAACTTTCTGGCTTGGTAGTAAGCCTGCTCCTCTCCGTTTTGAAATCATCAGACCAATTACTAAGGCAGATTTTCATGAGGAAGTACCAACCAATCTGGGACAGCATCAAGAAAGCACGGTTCAACACGGAAGTTCCCATCAGAATCCACAAGAACATGGAACAGACGCTGATCCAAGCTGTCCGCAAGGAGAAAGCAATGGACAATGCAGTACTGAGGAGGATTGGCAGTCCAAGCTACGGGAATTTATCGAACAGGACAGTGAGTGACAGGACTAATCCTGATTTCGTCATTGTCTATTTCAAAATTGCTTTCAACGAACACTTGATCTAGAAAGAAGCATCTCACATGACTGATCCTACTCGCAGAATTCCAGAAGATTTCAAGAGCGATGACACTGACAAGCGCAGTCAGTCCGAGAAACTTCATGCCCACTGGCGCGCCAAATTCAGTGCTGACCTGAGAGCAACAGTAACAGAGCGCGCGATGGACAACCAAGAAGCGCCAATGCTGATTGCTCAGGAGAGTGATACTGACAAGGCACTTGGCTACCACTACCATGACATGGACAAGAGTAGCAACAGCAAGAACTTCGACCAGAAGATCTACATGTTTCCTCCTGCCTACAATGCACTGAGGAAGGAACTGTTTGAAAACTGGCCAGCACTATGGGCACTTGTTGGTTGGTACATGGCTAACAGACCAGAGGAATTCTGTAGCATCATGAATGGTGCAACTGATCTGCGAGTTATCTTCGACTCGGGAGCAGTGAACTGGATGTGTGAGAAGTGGTTAGACAAGTTAATCTCAATGCGAATGGCAGCAACACGAGGAGTTTAGATTATGGCCACAGTAGCAGAACTGAAAGCGAGGTTGTTGAAATATGGAAAACCAAATGGGTCAGCAGGAAGCAATCAAATACCTGCAACTGTTCCTGTTCCGGAGAGAACAGAACGACCAGTTCCAGTGCCAGTTGTTGAACAAATTGCGGTATCTGCCGAAGGACCAACTGATAGCAGCACTGTTGGACACAGCACAGAATCCAATGGGAGACAAGAGTCACCAGCTGTGGATGGACCTGCTGTGTCTATGGAAGTTGTCACCGAACTACAATCAACAGATGTTGTTATCGTGGAACGGCCAGTGGAGCGGGAAGTGGGAAGTCCAGTGGAGGGACAAGAGTTGGTTGGAAGCGGAACCAATCTGGACACTAGTAATCCAGTCCACCAAGGATTCCTTCAGCGACTAGCAGAACTGGAAGTTGCTCTCCTCGAACGTGATCCACTGATGAAGACACACTTAGGTGCTATTCACAAAGCCATGATCCAGTATGAGGAGATTGCTAACCTGCTGCGGCCAGATGAGATTGCCAAAATCATGGCGGCGCAACAAGCTCATACTGGCATGATCCTGAAAGCAGAAATTCTCGGTAAGAGCAAAGCAGCAACGAACAAGAAAGCTGCACAACTGGGGTTGAATGATGTCTAAAGATGCTCACGACAAACCAATCATCCGCTATTCCAGTGTGCTGGTACCATGGCAACAGCCTACGCCCACAGAATCAGGCACCGCAGTCTTCTGCTCGATTGGTCCGTCAGACTCCCAGGGTCAGGCTGCATTTCAGGAATTACTGTCAGCCCTGCGACAGCAATGTCGTACTGCCTGCTGCGAGCTGTTAATGAGTGGCCAGAGGAAGCAGGATGGAGCGGGAGATTATTCACTACTTACCAAACTCCCATCGGCACAGGTCTCTGCTATCACTGTAAGAATCATACAGAACTTCCCGGGCTTCAACGTAGCTGTAGCAAATGTACAGCCCCAGAAGTACGAGAGTATCAAGACTCGTATCTTGATGCGCTCAAACTAGCGAGTACCAAATGGTTACCACCGACAACAGAAACCCCTTCGCTAGCCTGGATGAACTCCTACTCCCTGGAGATAGCGACGGCGAGAGAGATAGCAGTTACACAACTGGCTACGACTTTCTCAACGCAGACATTGGTGCAACGCTTGCTGAAGCGCGCAGAATCAGTGCGAACACCGCAGACAAGGCTTACAGAAAACTAACAGCGAGCTCCAATGTCACATCCTACTCCCTCCTCACTAATCTCCATAAATGTCCGAGACTGTTTGAACTGGACAAGCTGCAAGCTAATAGCACAGTTATGGTGGACAATGGGATTGTTAACCTTGATTTCGCTTTTGGGCATGCTGTTGGTGCAGGCATACAAACTTTCGCAGTTACGAAGAATCTTGTTGCTGCCGAGCTTGCTGCGTTTCTGGCTTGGCGCGCACCACATGATGCTGAGAAAGTTGATAGGCGTGGAAGCAGCACTGGTAAATCACTTGCACATGCTACATACGCAGTTGAAGCCTTCAGCTACTTCTGGGAATCAGAACTCTCAGAGTGGGAAGTAGTTAGGTTGCCAAATGGAAAGCCGGCAACTGAGCTGGCATTCGCAGTCAACATGCAGCAGCAGCCAGTGCCGATGTACCACTTCGGTCATATTGATGTAGTCCTCCAGCACAAGACCATGAAAACACTGGCAGTCTGGGAAGGCAAGACTACTACCAACGAAGATGTTGATGAAGCTGAATTTGCCAACAGCAATCAAGCACTAGGCTACAGTGTTGTTGTTGACAAGTTAGCTGAGATTCTCGGTGCTTCTGGTACGGAGTACGAGGTCCTGTATATCGTTTACTCATCAAAAGCAAAGAAGTTCCAGATGCTTCCATTCGGAAAGACTCGCACTCAGCGGGCGGAATGGCTGCAAGATACTCTGCTCGACCATGCAAATTTGGCTACCTATCAGCGTATTGGTTTCTATCCTAAGCGCGGCGAGAGTTGCGTAAACAAGTGGGGCCGAAAATGTCAATGGTTCGGCAGCTGCCACATGCAGAATGAGTCGCTATTCCCAGGAGTAGTTCCTCCAGTACTGGAAGATGTGGATTCAGTGGAGAGCTTGGATTTCAAGTTCACACTTGCAGAATTGATAGCGAATCAACAACAGAAAGGCAGCAAGTAGCATGAAACTAAATCTGTATGAGTGGGAACTTGTTAGAACCTGGCCGCCATTTCTAAACTACGAAGGCTTGGTGATTGCTAAAGACGAGGAACAGGCAAAAGAACTGATCATGGCAGAGTTTAAATATGATAGAAACATGGAGCAGTGGACCATCACAGTCAACCACGTTGACCTGGAATATGCAGAAGCTCGCGTGTTGAGTAACAACGACTGGGAATCTTGAAATGAAACTCGCCGACTACAAACAAAGTGCAGCACGAAAGATCTGTGTCTATGGTGATCCTAAGACTGGTAAGACTGACCTGGTTGCACAGCTAGCAGAGAAGAAGAAACTCTGGTGGTTCGACTTGGATGATGGCATCAAGACCATCTTCAGCAGTCCTCGCATCAAGCAAGAGTGGTGGGATAACATCGAACTGTTCAAGATTCCTGATACTCAGATCATGCCGATCGGTGCCAGGACTATGTTGAAAGTTATCAAAGGCAGGCCAGTTGACATCTGTCACTTGCATGGTGCAGTTGCTTGTCCGATGTGCAAGAAAGATGGACTGCCAAGTACCACCATCGACCTGAGTAGCTTCACGAATAACGATGTGCTGGTGATAGATAGTGTCACCCAGCTTGCTCAGTCTGCGATGAATGACATCCAGTACAAGAGCATCGTTGCTGAGAAGTATGATGACAAACCAACTTGGGATGATTACTTCAACCAAGGTCGCATCATGGATCGTATCTTTTCCACGGTCCAGCAAGCAAACTTCAATGTCGTTGTCATCAGCCACACTGTCATGACTGAGATGGAAGATGGCAGCAAGAAGATCGTGCCTGTTGGTGGAACTCGTGAGTTCAGTAGCAAGTTCGCCAAGTACTTCGACGATGTTGTCTTCTGCGAGATAGTGAACAAGCGGCACAACTTCAGTTGCAGTAGCACGTATAAGAACAGCGTGATTAGTGGAAGTCGCGCAAACAGGGAACTGAACAAGGAAAAACCTAACCTTTTGGAGTTATTCTAATGAGAGCAGAACTGATGACAGAATACAAGAAGTGGCTGGATACGTACGTCATGCCAGAGAATCACCAAGCTATGATTGAATTTGGTGAGAAAGTTTGGAGCAAAGATGCTTCTGAAGCTATCCAAATACCAGCTGGAGTTAGCTACCGGCACTGTGCTGATGCAGCAGATTTGATTTCCCAGTACAAGGAAATGATGGGAGTTGGTGGCGCCAGCTTACCAGGAACAGCAACAGTTCCAACAGGTTCTGCTCTCGACATTCAAGTTGCTGGCTCTCACTACAAAGACAAAGCTATCCAGCCAGTTGAGTACATTCACGCTAATGGCATGGGATTCTTGGAAGGCTGCATCATCAAACGTATCACTCGCTGGCGTGACAAGAATGGCATTGAAGATTTAGAGAAGATCAAGCATGAAGTTGATCTGCTCATAGAATTGGAACGGCGCAGTGGAAACCGCGCAGTCCGGTCGTCGTAAGTACCGACGTAAACTGTACACTTTCATCAACCTCAATCCATTACATAGGATAGGAACTTATCATGGCATCAGATAAAGAAGCACAATTCAAGGGTCTTGAAGATCTGTTCGACGCGGATATCGAAGACATTGCAGACCTTGCTGCATTTGAAGCGCCGCCAGTTGGTGCTTACATTCTCAAGGTCAGCACTGAGACGAAGGAGATCAACGACAAGCCAGCAGTTGTTGCGAACTTCGAGGTGCAAGAAACTGTGGAACTCAAGGTGCAAGATGAAGACAAGAAGGGCTATCGTCCTCCTGTCAAGAACGGCACCATGTTCTCACAAGCTTTCATCTTGGGGAACGCAGTAGCAGAAGGACGACTCAAGGAGTTTCTTGCTCCGTTCGGTGAGCACTTCAATGTGAAGGGCAAAGGTAGTGTTGGTATCCTGGTGCGTGATACCATCAAGGACGTCATCATTGCTGCGAATGTCACGAACCGTGCGAGCAAGGATGATCCTGACGTCATCTACGCTTCTGTGAAGAACATCCAGATCAGCTAACAGTTTAGAGTTTGGTAGTTCTCTATAGACAAAAACTGCCACATCTTCTTATCCATCCCCGCAACTAGGAGCAACTATGCCGAACATGGAAAATCGCCAGTGGAAATATCTCATCGTCAGCGAAGAATACGAGGTTCGAGGAACTGATGACGAACGTGTCGCCAAAGAAGCGGCAGATGATGGTAGCAGTGTAGTGATCGAAGTTCCAACCTGCAAAACTATGGATGTTATCACCATGGAGGAAGGCAGGACAGAACTGGAAGGCCATGGTATTGAAGAACAAACCTGGTGGAAATTCGATTGACCTGACAACAGCAGCAATAAGAAAATGAACTTACGAAAGCTCCCGCCGCTGCTAGCACAACAGTGGCTTAAATACTATCTGACGTACGAACCAGAGACGGGAGTATTTCGTTGGAACATTCGTAATGGCGCTTACATTCGTCCAGGTAGAGCAGCTGGAACTTGGGACATTGGCAAAGATAGATTCTATATTCAAATAGAAGGTGTGAAGTATCTTGCGCATCGTCTTGCTTGGCTATACATGACTGGTGATTGGCCAGTTTATGAGATAGAGCACGATGATCAAAACTCACAAAATAACCGCTGGATCAATCTTAAAGATATGACTCACAGTGAGAACGTAACTAAAGCTTGGGCAAACAGAAAGAAATGACAAAACGTTTGTTGCATCTTGGTAGCCCTGAAGAAAACAGTCAGGAAGAATCTGGTTTCTGGGTTCCTCGCAAACTCTCTGGCATGACTGCTGGAATGCAAGTTGCTTGGAAGCAGCGGACCACAACTCCTGATACGATCACCGAACTGGAACTCCAGTGCCGGGCCGCCAAGATAGACGGAGTCGTACTTACTAATGAACGGTTTCTGGAGAAGCTACTCTACGCACAGCAGGACTTCATACCACCGAGCGGCAAGAAGCAAATTACTTTAGACGATTACCAAGGTAGTTTCCTTCTTACTCCACGAGAGAAGATACCAGTAGTTGTACTCAACCCACTTATCAACTTAAGGACTGTCAATTATGCCGAGCCAGCAGCTAAGAGATTTATTAGTAAGTTGGCAAGCCCTGAGCGATGGTACCGATCAACGGAATTCACCTGGTCGCTCGCACAACCAGATACTGTTGGAGCTGCGTATCATCGAATGCATCGTGGAGCTGCACTCATCGGTATTGACATTGAAACGATCATTGATGATCCTCTCCGTCGGATTGCTTGTATCACTTTCTGTGCTTACTACCCTCATAATCATACTACGGAAAGTATTGTAATCCCATTCACCGATGAGTTCTGGTGGACTTGGATCAAGAAGTTCTGTGACCTTCCCAACAGCAAGGTGATGCAAAATGGGTTGTACGATAGTCTATATCTACTGCGTTGGGGTTGTCCTGTTCGCGCATGGTT